ATTCTGCGTCAGCTAATTGATGCAGGTACGCTCTCCAACTTGCCTGCGGGTTTTAAAGCCCGTGGCGCTCGTATTCGTGATGAAGACGCTCCCCTACAACCGGGTGAGTTCCGCGATGTTGATGTGGTTGGAGGCACCCTGCAAGGCTCTCTGATGCCCCTCCCCTTCAAAGAGCCTTCAGGGACGCTTTATAACCTTTTAGGCACTCTTGTGGACGCAGGACGCCGCTTTGCGTCTATGGCTGACTTGAAGGTTGGTGAAATGGGCGGTGAAACGCCCGTTGGCACAACAATGGCAATTATGGAGCGCGGGACAAAGGTTATGTCCGCGATTCACAAGCGTCTTCATTACTCACAAAAGATTGAGTTCAAACTTCTGGCTCAGATTTTTTCAGAAACCGTTCAAGCATATCCATATCCAGCAGATATGCAGATGGGGCCTGAGATTTTTGTGCAGGATTTTGGACCTCAGATTGATGTTTTGCCAGTTTCTGATCCAAACATCTTTTCGATGTCACAGCGGATTGCTTTGGCGCAAACTGAGTTGCAGTTAGTTCAGTCTAATCCACAGATACATGGTGGTCCACAGGGGCTATATGCTGCTTATCGTAAGATGTATGAGGCGCTAGGCGTAACAAACATTGATGCAATATTGCCCCCTCCTCCACAGCCTCAACCAGTAAATCCATCAAAGGAAAACCAAAATGCTCTTATGGGTGCTCCTTTACAAGCGTTTCCTGATCAAGATCATGAAGCGCACATTGAAGCACACATGGCAATTATGTCTACACCTGCGATGCAATTGAACCCACAGGCTCTTGTTACGCTTCAAGGGCATATTCAAGAGCATATTGGGATGCTTGCAGAAGGTCAGGCACAACAGGAGATTATGTCTCAGATTCCACCAGAGCAAATGCAGATGATGCAGCAGCAGGCTCAAATGCAACCTCCGCAAATGGGACCTCAAGGGCCAATGCCACAAGATCCAATGCAAATGATAATGATGCAATTCAAGCCTCAAATAGATGCAAGAGCCGCGCAAATAGCAGCGGATATGACAGAGCAACTTGTGCAGGCTATGTCTCCAGAGGGCCAAACGGAAGATCCGCTAGTGGCAATCAGGCAGCAAGAATTGCAACTGAAGGCCGCAGATATGCAGCGTAAGCAAGGTGAATTTGAATCACGTCAAGAAATGGAGCGCGAAAAAGAGCGTAATGACGTGTTAATCGCGCAGCAACGTATTGATGCTCAAGAAAAGGCTATAGATGAGCGTTCCCGCGTTGCTGAAGAACGCATTCAGACCCAGAGAGATATTGCTGCGGTAAATGCACAAATGAAAGGACGGTAAAATGAGTTCATCTGTTAGGGAGAAAATAGTTGAGCAGATTCGCGCAGCTAAAAAAGTAGCAAGGGGGGCTGAAAATGCCATTAAAGAAGGGGTCAAGTCAGCGAGTGATAAGCTCAAACATATCGAAGCTGAAAGCAGAGGGAAAGCCGCAAAAGCAAGCAGTAGCAATAGCTCTAAGCCAAGCGGGAAAGTCCGAGCGCGGACGAAAGAAGGCCACTTCGTCAAAGATGACCCAAACACCCCAGAAAACGAAGCGTGGGTTGAAGAAAAGCCAAAGCCAAAGAAAAAAGCCCCAGCCAAAAAGAAAACCAGTAAAAAAAGCTGACGGTGGAGTGATTAGCAGGTTTAGCAGAATCGCTAGACCCCAGAGATTCCAAGGTATTTTCTGATTTTATGGTAATTATACTTGTGCTTTCCAAATAATCGCATACTATATGCGGTATGGACGCACTAAATCTTGCAGAATATCTCTTGAAAAACATACGTGAGCGCGATGTGCGTCTAAAAGACAAGCTCGCGGATGGTTCGATACAGGCTTTTGACGAGTATCGGTACATCGTAGGCGAAATACGCGGAATGTCCTACGTTGAACAAGAAATCAAAACCGCGATGAAAGGCATAGAGTACGCAGATGACTAATAAGTTATTTGTGCCAGATAACGTTGCAAAGGCAGCGCGAAAGGCAATAAAAGAAAACGCAGAAATGCCAAAACCCATAGAAAATGCTTTTGGTAAAGGTGCGGCAAACAAAAACGAAGATGATCCATCTCAAATGAAGGCATCTGCGCTTGAAAGGCTACCACAGCCAACAGGCTATCGTGTTCTCATCATTCCCTATTATCCAAGTGCGCAAACAAAAGGTGGTTTGTACGTTCCAGATCAGGTTCGTGATCGTGAAGCCTTTGCGACTGTAGCCGCTTATGTGGTTAAGTTGGGTCCAGATGCATATAAAGATTCCCAAAAGTTCCCAAATGGCCCTTGGTGTAATGAAAAAGATTGGGTTCTTATAGGAAGATATGCTGGAAATAGGTTCAAAGTGGAAGGTCTTGAGGTTCGTATTATAAATGACGATAATATTATCGCAACGATTCTTGACCCAAAAGACATTTCTTATGTATAAGGTAATGGAGAGCAAGGAAAATGGCTATGGCTGATGACATTCGTGAAGACGAAGACATCGAAGAAGCTACGTCTGTTGATTTTGATGACGACGATCAAGACGTTGAAATTGAAATGTCTTCGGACGAAGAAGAAGAAACCCGAACAAATGTTCGTAAAGATTCTTCAGGAGACGAAGAGCTAGATAGCTACAGTGAATCTGTTCAGCGTCGAATCAATCAACTAACGGCAAAACGTAAGCAGGCAGCAGAGGAAGCTCAAGCTGCTGTTCAGTATGCCCAGCAAATGCAGGCTGAAAACCAGCAAATGCGGCATCGTTTGCAACAATTAAATGGTGCATATAATAACGAAGCCGAAACTCGCTTAAACGCTCAAGAGCATCAAGCCACTCGTGCTTTGCAAGAAGCAAATGAGGCTGGCGATTATGAAAAAGTCGCAAAGGCACAGCAGGCACTAGCTAAAATTGCTATGGCAAAAGAAAAAGTTAGTGAGCAAAAAGCTAGAATTGAGCGTGAGAATGAGCAGCAAAAAGCTCAACAAGAGCAACAAGCTCAAGCTCCGCAACAGCAATATTCTCAACCACCACAACAACAGCCACAACCACAGCGTGATCCTAAGTTGGAAAGGTGGATGGAGAAGAATCAATGGTTTGGGTCAGATAGAATCATGACCCGCGCTGCTCAAGCAATTCATGAGCAACTTGTATTAGAGGAAGATTACGATCCTACAAGCGATGATTACTATAAAGAGATCGACGCTCGTATGCGTAATGAAATGCCTCACAGGTTTAAGAAGGAGAAACGGTCCAACGCCCAGACCGTTGCTCCTGCGTCTGGTAACGGACGGTCTGTAAAGTCAGGGCGGAAAAAGTCGGTGGAACTTACACCCGGTCAAGTGGCGTTTGCCAAGAAAATGCGTATTCCTCTGGAAAGATATGCAAAAGAAGTCGCTCGCTTAGAGCAAAACAGGAGAGATTGATATGGCTGACAGGACATCACGCGAAGTACAATCGCGGGAGCGCACAGAGCGCAAAACAGAATGGCGTCCCGGTACAGCCTTAGACGCTCCTGAACCTCCCATTGGATATGTCCATCGTTGGATTCGTGAATCTGTGATGGAGTTCGATGATAAAACTAACGTTTTTAAAAAACGGCAAGAAGGCTGGGACCTCGTTCGCGCAGAGGATTACCCAGATTGGATTGGACCTATAGTAGATGAGGGTCGTAACGCTGGTGTCATTGGCAACGGCGGTCTTGTTCTCGCACGAATGCCCATCGAAATGGTTGAGCAGCGGAAGAATCACTATAAAGGTGTGACTAAAAACCAAATGGACGCAGTAGATAATGACTGGATGCAAGAAAACAATCCAGCCATGCCGAAACTTGCTCCGCAACGTAAATCATCCGTTTCATTCGGCTCTAGTCGAAAAGGCGGATAATCTGAAGGAAACTAAAAATGGCTAATCAAGACGCCTCTTTTGGTCTTCGTCCAGTTCGTACAAGCATTAGCTCACAGCAGCAAAACCGCTATCGCATTGCTTCAGGCTATTCCACCGCTATCTTCCAAGGCGACCTTGTTGCTATGGTAACTGGTGGTGGTATTGAGCGTGTTGCCGCAGGAGGGTCAGGTTTGATCCTTGGTGTGTTCAACGGTTGCTTCTATACGGACCCAACGACGAACAAGCCAACTTTCTCAAATAGCTACCCCGGTAGCATTTCAGCATCTGACATCATAGCAAATGTTATTGATGATCCGGGTGCAACATTTGAAATTCAAGCTGATGCTGCATTCCCTGTGGCTGACTTGGCTGGTAATTTCGACATTGTTGATCAATCTCCAGTTGGAGATACCACTTCTGGTATTTCTCGTATGGAGCTTGATGTGACGACTGGTGCAACAACTGCAACTTTGCCGTTGAAAGCCATCGACATTTCTCAAGACCCTGAGAACAGCGATGTTGCGAGCGCGAACACAAATGTGATCGTAAAAATCAACAACCACCTGTTCAGCGGTGGAACCGCTGGCTTGGCATAAGGAGATTGAGTTATGGCTATTTCACGCTCCCAACTCGTCAAAGAACTTGAGCCGGGCCTGAACGCTCTATTCGGTATGGAATATGACCGCTATGAGAATCAGCATGCAGAAATCTTCGATACGGAAACATCAGACCGTGCATTCGAAGAGGAGGTCATGCTGGTCGGATTTGGGAATGCTCCCACAAAATCTGAAGGTTCTGGCGTTGAGTTCGACAATGCAAATGAAGCATACACTGCTCGTTATTCACACGAAACAGTGGCACTTGCATTCGCATTGACTGAAGAAGCAATCGAAG